TATAATTTTCATTAATTAATTCTTTTCGTATTTCGTCACCATATTTTTTTTCTATTTCATCTCTTAATGCACTTATTCCAGATATATTCCAATTTGTTCCACCATCGATACAAATAGTATCGCTTTGGCTTCCATAATCATCTTTACCCAATCCCAATATTGTTGAAGCATAATATTGACCTGGGGTACCACTCCAATATTTAGCATGTGGTATTCCTGTCATTGAACCAACCGCATCATCAGTGAACTTTTCTATAAATTGAACAATCCACCGATCTTTTTTATAAAGATCATTTGTTTTAAGTATCATCTTAGCACCATATTCATATGATCCTGATGACCGTAATTTTGTATCTAATACTCCTACACTATTTTTTACAAGTGATTTTTGTGCTTCTATAGATTTATTAGCTATAGTAATCCACATATGCATAAGTGATTTGTCTCCAGTTTTTTTTAATTTAAAATAAAGTCTTTCTAACTCTTGTTTTAAATCATCAATAGAAACATTATTTTTATTAGCAAAAAAATTAAATCTAGCTATATCACTATCCATTTCTTGTGGAAATACCACATCACCAGATATAAGTTCATATACAATAAAAGGATCAATCATTTAATAATTGTTTTATTATATATTTAAAGGGGATGGAACTAAAGTTTCACTCTAAATTGTTTGAAAGGAAATTTTCTCTTTTTATAAATACGTTGTCTTTCTTCAGCGTGTCTCATCAGATAATTCTTTCTTTGAAATCCTGATCCATATTCAAAATTATCAGAAAAATCAATAACTTGAATTTTATCTTTTTCTGGCATAAGTCTCATTCCTCTTCCAAGTATTTGAGCTACTATTATTTCTGACTTATGTGATTCAGAAATGAATATATTAAAGACATTATTAATATCTATTCCTTCGCTGAATGTTCCAACAGAAGCAACAATAATAATATTATCTTCTTCATCCATTTTCTTTTTGTAATAATCTCTATTATCTGCCTTTGTTCCGCCATCAATATAATAAACATTTTTTTCTGTATTTTCTTTTAACCAATTATAAACATTACGTCCATATGAATTTTTTATATCAGCAAATAAAACTATAGAATTTTTAGTTGATTTAGCTATAGTTTCACATACATAAGTAAATCTCTTCCTATTTTCACGTGCTATATCTTTTTCTAAATTTAAAAGTTTTACACCATCTTTTTCATCAGATTTAACATTTCTTAAATCAAAAAGTCTTTTTTTATTTTCTTGATTTAAATAATCCATTTCAATCCCTATTACATGGACGGGTGTAGCATTACCATCCTTTATTAAATCTGCTGAATAAAGTTGATAAACCATTGGTCCTAAATAAGCTTGAATTGTAAATGAATCACAAGAATCTTCTTTTGGAAGTGTGCCCGTTAATCCAAATTTGTATTGTGCGTTATAACACTTTACTAATATATCCTTAATTGATTTGGCTCGTGCATGATGAACTTCATCAATGCATACAGCATCAAACCCTGAGAAGTAATCTAGGTCCTTCTTGGATAACGATTGAAATGTCCCAAATACTATATTAGGCTTTAAATTATCATTCTTCTTAGCCCCTCCAAATACACATTGACTTTTCCATTTTGGTTTCCTACCACATGTATCTTCATATTCATAAAATTTTTCTTCAGTTTGATTTACTAAACTTATATTTGGAACTACATAAAGCATTTTTTTAATTATTGCTTTATTTAAAAGATAACTAAATATCATAAACGCTATAAGTGTTTTACCACCTGATGTTGATATTTCTTCTGTACAAAAACGATATTTAAGTATTTTTTTTGAAGCTTCTAATTGATACTCTCTTGGATGAAAATCTTCTGAGTTTTTAAAACAATATTCAATCCACTCTTCAAAATCTGTAGCATCATAATTTTTATTTGAAAATATTTCTACCCCTTCAATTTCAAGGGGAAAATGATATTTATCAGATAGTTTTTTAACTTCATTCCAAAGTCCAATAGGGATTCTATTAAATTTTGTATCTATAAATTTAACTTTTCCATCCCAATGAGGTATTTTTTTTCTTAATATAAACCACGCATCAATTCTCTTTGTAAAACTATATATAAGCTGATCGAGTTCAAGTTTAGTTGATGATATTAAAACAAGAAATTTTTTATCTTCTGAAACTTTAAATTTCATTTGTTTTTTCTATTTTGTTTTTATAATATCCTTTATCATATTCTCCTCCAACAATTCGTCTAATTAATGTTGAATTATAGTGTTCATATTTTATAAATATCTCTTTATATGAGATTTTTTTCTTATCATTTTTTATATTTTCAATTATGTCCAATGGAATATTATATTTTCGTTTTTTTAAGGATATTATATTTTTTGTTTTTTGGGAATGATGTTTTCCATAAAATGTATTTTTTTCGCCTCTATGATTCATTTTCGATTTCATTTTCAATGCTTTTTTCTTTCCATATAATTCTTCCCATGTTTTATTTAAATATAATTGTCTTAAATATTCTTTTTGTTGATTAGATAATTTTCTTCCATATACTGGCGATAGAATTCCTTTTTTTCCAAACATTCCATTTCTTTCTCCTTTAATTTTTTTACTTATTTTTCTTTTTGTTTCCTCTGAACGTTTTTGCCCTTTATTAGCTATACTTATTTTTCTTTTTGCCTCCTTTGTATGTTTTCTTCCTTTACTTTTTAATCCTATTTTCTTCTTTGTTTCTTTCGATAAACTATTAGGAATATTGTGTCCACCTTTAGGACTTATATTATATCCACTTGGTATCAATGTATTAAATAAATCAATATAATATTCTTCTAATAAGTATGATTCTTTTTTGTTATTTTTTTGTTTTAAAATATATTTTAAAAAATTTTGTTTTTTATATTTTTTAATTGCTTTTATTATCAGTTTTCCACTACCCAGATAAATATCACTTATATTATTTGTTGAATGGCTACCAATATAACATTTTCCGTTTATTTTATTAATAATTAAATAAACATAGTTAAATGTTTTTTTCATTTTTATGAATTATTTAATTTTCTGGAAAAAGTATTGGTATTGCTGTTGTCTATTGTTTTCGAAGTTTTCAATTAAATATATTATTTCTTGATTGGTTTTACAATCATCTATATTAAATTTTGGATTTCTTTTTAGACGTATCTCATAATAATCTCTATAATCATATCCACATTTAGGACATTTGTCCTCATATAATATTGTATTACATGCACTGCATCTTTCATATATAATGTCAATTTCAGGAAAACTATACTCATATATTATTCCATTATGTTCAAATTTTTTATTTTTTATTGATTTTGGTTTTGGTTTTGAAAGTGATTGTCTTTTTGATGGTTTTTTGAAAATTAAAACAATTAAAAATAAAATAATATACCATCTGTAATCTATAGAAATAATAAAATTAAAAAATAGACGACACCAATTACTTAATAAATTTTTACCTAAAAGTAAACATAATGATGTAAATATAATAGTACAAATTGAAATTAACCATCTTTTTTTATTTTTTTCCATTCTTTCCAATTTCTTCAATTTCAATTTTATATTTTATTCCATAAAGGGTGCAACGCGAAGTTTCATTTAATTTATTATCTTATATGCTTTATTTAACTTTTTTGCTTTTGATACTGTATCCATTGTTCCATTTGATGTTGCACCTAATGGAATAAAGGCTAATAGAAAACTAACACTTTCAGCTATAAAAGTATTTCTTTCAAAATAATTACCAACGAAATACTGTTTACCAAACCAATCTTTTGGTTTTGCAGAATATTTATTATATATAGTGTGAGCGGGATTATATTCTTTATATTTTAACTTTTTTTCCAATGCAACTTCTTTTCCTAATGTATCTGCACCTACTGCTCCCCCACTTATAATACAAATATTTTCTGCATTATACTTCATAATTAATAAATCAACAGCTTTTTCTATTTTTTTCTTATTAGTCCATCTTCTTGAACCTACTATTCCTATATTAATCATCTTTATATTCAAATTTGTCTAAATTAATATTATAATACTCTAAAAAATTCTTATGATTTAGATAATAATTTAAATTTTCTATTAATGATTGTGATTGTTCATAAGCTTCTTCACCTTTTGATTTATTACTTGATAATAAGTAGATAATGGGTAAATAACTATCATTAAACATATCACCAACTGATATATCTACTTTCCATATATTACCATATTTCCAATATCTTCTATCAATACATCTCATTAGAAAAAACAACCCTTCTAAATCTGTGACTTTAAAAAATATATTTAATGGGGTTTTTCCGTGACCACTACAGCTTTCAGAAGTTTTAATACCTGGTAATGAGTTCATGACATTACACAAGTCTATAACTTCTTTATCCATATGTTCATCGTAATTATCCCTTTTATTAAATTCCCTCATATTTTTTATTTTCCTCTTGCAATTTGTTCAATTTCAATTCTATATTTTATTCCGTAAATAATATTATCTATCGTTCGAATGGTATTTTCAATAAATTTTGAATGATTATCTAAAAGATCTCTCTTTTTTATAATATCATTAAGTTCAGATAATATTTGAAGTTCTTTTGTTTTTTCATTAGGAAATCTTTTCTGAGATTTATATGAATAATGATTATATTTTTCAGACCATTGTTTTCTATATGATCTATTTATTTTTGATAAAATGGAAATAAGATAATGATGATATTCAACGCCTCTTTGTCTTTCTGTGTATACATAAGTCATGAGATCACTTAATTCAAAAACTTTTTTCATCCGTTTAGACATTTCTTCTATTTTGTTGGTCCATTTTAATCGCTCTTCAGAAATTTTTACTTCAAGTGGCGATTTTTCTTCCTTTTTTTCACTACTTTGAAAAAATTCATCAAAAAAGTTTTCGTGTGCTTGAGTCCCGCTCATTTCTCTTTATGTTTATTTTCTTTAATTTTGTTTTTTTCTTAATTGACTTTAAAGAGATATAATATTCTGAATCTAATACTTCTTCATCAATATTAAATTTAAATTCTAATTTAGTTTTTAATCCCTTATTTTTCATCACTTAATTTACGACGTAAATTTTTATTTACGTTTTTATATGGTTCATATGGTTCATATATTGTTTCCCATTTTTTAATTTCAATTAATCTTCCGGATCCTTTACATTTATCACATGTTTTAAACATAATTTTATTTTCTTCTTGCCATGAATCTTCCCCTACTCCCATACACTTATCACATATAATTATTTTTCTATCTGTATGTATAAATTCTCCCATCACCTGATTTTTATTGTTTTTTATTCAAAACATGGCACCTCATAGATCTATAACATCAAGAGAATCATTAGAAAAATATAGTTTAAAATTTGGTAATTTTATATTATTTTGTTTTCCATATACTATTATATCATTAAGATCCCATTTTTTTCTATATGGGGCATTAATATCTCTTAAAAATTTTTGCCACAGAAAAACTGAATCTCCTTTATTAATATGCTCTATTGATTTTTTAATACCTGTTTCATCGCTATCATAAAAATATTCAACACAAATATCTATAGGTAATTCTTTATTGGCTCCAGTATTTGCAATTGAATTTTTAAATAAAAATGCATCCATTGGTCCTTCAAATAATGTAATAATTTGATTAAAATTAATTAAACAAATATTAAATATCATAGATGTTATATTTAAATAATTTTGTTGTTCATCATCAATTTCTTCTAATGGAATTTCCAATAATTCATAAAGTTTTGATAATTTATATGTTTCAAATCTATTATATTTTGAAAATTTTCTTTTTTGAACGCCGATAATCTTTCCTGATGGTGTTAAATTTAGAATTAATAAATAGTTTTCAGATGGGTTAAAAAGAAATTTATCTGTAGT